GCTGTTATTTCCTGAAGGAACAACAAAGCCGTTATTTCCTGCTAATAAATAATAGCCAAACCCAGTTGATTGCAAAAATAAAGGTGACCCATTTGTCACTTCTATTTCATTTTCATTTATTGATATTTTTTCTAAAACTGTTCTGCCAGAAGCAGGTGCCAACAATAAATCTTCTAACGACTGTATTGTTGTTATAGTTGATGTTATTCCATTTATCTGTGTTTGATCGCTTACAAATATTTGAGATGTATAAATTCCGTCGCCTAAATTTCCAATTGCGTTAGAATTAGTTGTATAAACAGTATTCCATCGTTTTAATGAACTACCTAAATGATAAAGTTCGTTGTTGCTCAATTGAATAGTTTGTGTAAAATCAGTATTTACAGTAACAGTATCAAGAATATTGTCGCCAATTGTTAATGTACCTAAACTAGTTAAATTTCCATCTATGTTTATATTTCCTGCAACTGATAAATTTCCAGTAACATTGGAATTGCTTAGTATATTAACATAGCCAGCTCCATTTGGATCTAATAAAATGTTAGAATCATTAATACTGCTTATTGAGTTTCCGGCAACTATTAAATTACTAGTTACAAGTCGATTGTGAAATATTTCTGTTCCTGAAATAATAACATTAATTTCTCCTACTGAAGTTGTAAACGTATTAGAATTATTGATTCGTATATTTCCGACATCTAACTGATTATCAACCTTTAAATTGATACTACGAACGTTTCCAGTTACATCTAAATCGTATATAGGCGGTGAAGCATTGATACCAATTTGTTGTGTACCAACATTAAAATATAATAAATTTGTTTCAAACGCTAAATCTACACCAGCACGTAGCAGATCGTCTGTTAATGCCTGACCTCCGATACGTCCTAGTTGACTCATATTAGTTGGCGTATCCGTAATACACTGTTACGTAAACAGGATTGCCACCACCACCAGAAGCAGGAACAGGAGATGTAAATTTAATATACCATCCATCTGCATAAGGTGCATTCGGGCCTGTTAGACTTCCACTAGAACTTTGTTCAATACTGAAGTTGGTTGTAGAAATTTGCATAACATTTTCAACTAATACAATAACATTGTCATCGCTAGCAGAGTATGATGTAACAAAACTAGTATTCAACGGACCAAAGACAGTTTCGGTGCCGTCTCCTGGACCTATTGTCTGTTTTGTAATTGCAGCAGCTAATGGGCTTGCTACAGTTACCCAAGTGCCGCCTACATATGCTTCAATTGTAGTAAGTGAAGTATTGTAACGGATAGTACCATTAGCATCAGTTGGTTGACGTACTCCTGTTAGTTGAGGGCGTTGTCCTGTAGAACCTTTGGGTAGCATTAACCCGCCGTGACTATTCATTACTACTCGACCGGCAGGACCGTTGGCATCAGGATAAGCAATTAATGTTCTATCATTAATGCTAAACTTAGAAATATTTTTTGTTTTTAAGAATTTCATACTGCCAATGCACTCACAGTGACTGACAATTTTGCAGCAGAACTTGTACCTACCCAAATTTCATCGCTACTGTCTAATACGATTCTTTCTTCTGAAAAGAAAACTGTTTCCCCTGCGGGGACTTCTAAATTATTTACAATTAAATTCCCTACCGTTGCAGTCTTTCCATTTCGTACAATATAAATGTTTACACTGACTAAGTTAGCAGTTTCGTCTGAGATAGTAGGAGCAGCAGTATTACAAAATGCAATAGTTGTAATAGCATTTACTCTTCCAACAACTCCGCCTGATACTGGTCCTCCAGTAGTTGAACTTGTAAAAACTTTTACAGGAGAAGTTACTGATAATGAATCAACTAACGATAAAGTTCCTTCGGGGGTTTCGTAATTTCTAATCATAATTATCTCTTAAAATAGCATACTAAAAACTAGTGCTTTATTTTTGCTTATCAATTCGCCGTTTCTTTTTGCAGTCTCTATACTGTCATTCATGAACCAAATACCAGTAGACCCAATATCGGGTTGAGCAGCATACAGCAGCACATTATCAGAAACATAAGCCGGCGTTGTTCCTATTCGTTCTAATTGTACTGCATAATTTGTTTGTAATTTTCCGGTACCCTGTGTGCGAATATAAATGTTGCTGTTGGTTATGCCTGCTTTTGTTGTAATTTCATTTTGTTCGTTACCGTTCCCTAACTCTAGTCCACCTACTTCTAGTCGATTTGTAAAAAATTGTCCTATCAACTGTGAATCGATCACAATAGAAACAGCACTTTCGCCAAATGTAGAGTAGCCTGTTTGATCGGTAAAATACGCTAACGACCCAGCTTGAGTTGATATGTTAGGACTAATCTGTTTATCCGAGATAATAACACTAGTATCTTGCGATTGAGGTGCAACAATTTGAAATGTAGGATTGTTTAAAATTGAATCATCAACATATTTTTTATTAGGAATATCGTCGTCATGTGTTACATTTTCTTCGTAAGTAGTAGTACCAAATACCGAAACTACTCCGGTGCCTTCACCGATTAATGTTAAGTCTCCGTATCTATTTTCTACCGGAAAATTAGTATTTCTTAATGTACTACTTGTTAAAATATTAGAAATTTTAATATTACTATTAGTATAATTAAATGGTCCTGGAGAAGCATTATTTGCAAAAATCCAAGCTGACAACGATTCATCATATAATAATGATGCTGGGGATAAATCTCCTCTATCAACTTGAATACCAGAATATCCTAACGTTACGCCCGAGCCAGTTTCTCCAAAATTTAGTGTAATAATATTATCACTGACATCTAAGTTAGTTGCAGCGACCGACACAGTATCTCCTTGTACAATCAAGTTACCTGTTACGGTGACGGCGCCGCCGCTCGATGCTGGACCAGTGTCAAGAGTTATCTTGGCACCTTCACCTGCTTTAATATTATAATCGCCGTTGACTTGGAGAAATTGTCCCATTACTATTTCCTAGATTATAGTGCTGTTAACTGAATGTAATCGCTTGAAGAATCGTTTAATAGAATCCAAGTATAACGATTGCCGCTAAAATCAGTAGCAAGACGCTTGGTGATTTTAGCAATAGGAGTCGGGGTTGATCCGTTACCGTCGAGGTAACCGTTAATTCTCATCTCGTTATTGCTATTAGGGATAGTTGCTTGTAATACACAAGTTGCTTTAGCACCAGCTTGATTGGCTACTACGAAAGTTTTTGCACCACGTTGCTTAGAAATATAAGCATAGTTAGTTGTGATATTATATGTGTCATCAGTGTATGCAGCAGCACCGAAGTATGCTTCAACACGAATACCTGTCGCCGCTGATAGTGGAGTTCCGATAGCATCGGTTCCCAGTGCATCTTTTCTTAATGGACGTCCCATTTGATTTCTCCTTAATATGACGTTTTAGGTCTACGCAGAGGGATTCTGCATAAGTCCGGACTTCCGGTTCTTTAAATAGACAATGTATTTATCTTTGAGATAACATAGACATTAGTTCTAATTTCGCTACTGTGGATAACACTACATTTATTGTGTCTATTTCTTTTTGTGCTTGTTCTAAGTAATTTTTTTTATGCGTTTGCCGATGCTGTACCAACGCTCGACTGTATTCTTGTATATGGTGTTCTACAATACGTTCTATCTGTTGAACGTCATGCTTAAACATAGGAAACCGTTTACGCCATGCTGCAAATTGATTGCGCATTTCAGGAAAATCTTTATCATTTACTATTTGCATATAGATATTTAAGTCAAACAAAAAGGCTCCGAAGAGCCTTTTTGAACTTGCTTTAAAGTTTTACTGATTAAGCAAAACGTAAGTTAGCTGAAGTTACAGCAACAGTTGCCAAGTAGTCAGCTGCATTACCTAAAGATGATGCAGTGTTTGTCAACTCAACATAACCATAACGTGTCATGAATGATACGACTGGTTCGAATGTTGCTGGATCTAATACTACACCGCTGCTCATCAATGGAATGTATGGGCAGTAGAATGCAGCAGCATCAGACTCAGAAGCGCCTTTGTAACCTACTAGAACGTTGTCGTTCTCAGCATATGTGTTAACATATACTTTCATTGCGCTGTTCAATGTACCAACAAACTTAGTGTTTGTAGGAGCTTCGAATGTACCTTCTGTAGTGCGAGCAAACGCAGAAGTTGTAGCACTTTGTAGTAGTGTTAATGTAGTTGGGCTTACAACTGCCCAGTTACCAGCACCACGACGTGTACGCTGAGCGATCAAGTTAGCAGCACGGTTGATTTGAACAGCTAAAGCAGCATGCTCGTCACCAACGAATGTAGCAGTACCAGATACAGCAGCTTGGTCGTATGTCAACACTGTTGAGCTCAATGTAGCTAGGCTACGTAGAACTTCTTGGTCGATCTCAGCTGTGATCTCTTGTGCAAGAGCAGCCATGATTTCTGCTTCGATGTCAATACCTTGTTGGGCTTGTGCATCTTGTGCAGCTTCAAACGTCCAGCGAGCTGACAATTTACGTGTCTTAGCTTCAACTGTTTGCTTCAAGATTTGAATGCTTAGTTTGTTACCAGCAGCACCTTCTAAAGCGGCTGTACTAGCTGCTTTACCGGATGTACCACCAGCATAACCTTCGGCAATCTTGAATGGGCTCAATGCCTCATCACCGGCTACAGTATTACCACCTGTACCAGTAAAGGTATCAGAGTAGCGAACACGTAGTGTGTGGATTTGGCCAACTGGGCCAGTCATTGGCTGAACGCCAACTAATTCATTCGCGATGACCGTAGGCATCACACGTCTAATCACTGGAAGGATTACACGATTTAGGGTTGCAACGTTACCGGCGGATGTAGCTCCAGCTGTGGCACTTTCTGCGAGATACTTGCGGGTATTCTCTAGAGTAGTAGCCATAACTGAACGCTTGTTACCTTGTAAACCCTCTAAAAGGGCTTCTTTAGTCTCCGACCAGCGTGACTCGAGTAGTTGTGACATTATAGTTCTCCTTAAACTTTTAGTCCCGCAAGCCTGCGGATGTCAAATATTTCAGCAGTTTTTTCTTCTTGACTGCTTGCTTGATGTGCCTGGTTATTGCCTGTAATTTCTTTAGCCTCTGAAAGTACTCTCTTCGCTGGTGCACCGCCATTCATTACTGATGGAATGTACTTGTCGAATGCTGTACGAAGCTTTTCAGTTTGGACTGATTCTAATAGACTGCCCATGACCTCTTTCTTATCTCCAGTCAACGGACCTAGCAATTCACTCATAACTTCTTTGCGTTGGTTGTTTTCTTTTATAATACGTAGTTCACGTTCTTTTTTATCTACTAGTGATTGTGCTTCTGCAACAATTTTTGCCGCTTCTTCTAACTCTGCTTCTTTGGTTTCAACAACCTTTAGAAGTTTAGCTGTTTCAGATTTCTCATTTAGGTGAGATGCAGCGTACTCGCTTGCGAAAGATTCAAAAAGTCTGCGTCCAAAGTCATTCTTACGAGCTGCTTCAATGTCTTCACGTAGTTGAGTCATTTCAGAACGGAGACCGCCCTTGACTGTTTCTGCAACTATTGTAGAAGCACGGCTAATAAAATCTTTCTTGACAGTTTCAAACTTAGCTTTGCTTTCACGAACCAAACGAACTTTGGTTTCAGCTAGGTCTTTCTTGTCTGTATGGAACTCTGCGATTTCTTTCGCTAGAGAATCCACAATAAAAGATTCTAATTTAGCTACATTTCCTGCAACTGATTTACGATCTTCGTGTAGTTCTGCAAGTTCTTTCTTAAGATTCTGTAGAACAAATGATTCCATAGTGGAAGCATCGGTCTTCATTTTCTTAATGTAGTTTGCACGGGCTTCGATTAGTCCTTGACGATCTTCTGCAAGTTCGCCTAGTTCTGCTGTTAGCCTGTCAGCTAGCATAGACTCTACAGCCTCTACCATTGCCGACTTATCATGCTCGTACTTTTCTGCAAATTCTTCACGTAGCGTAGAAGTGACTTGTTCACGATTTTCTTGAATTCTGCTTTCCCAAGAAGATTCAATTTCCGATTTAATTTCTTCGGAAATCACATTGTTTTCAAACAACTGTTTTACGATATCTAGCATGTGATTTCTCCTACTGTTAGTTGAGTCCGCGAATTATTCGCTTCAGACTCTCTGCTAAGTATTTCTGTGCCTGTGGATCGCCTTTAACTTCCTGAGCGATTCTATATGCCTGTAAGCCGCCTGTGTTATTCATTAAATGTTCATAAACTGGTGTTGGGTAAGCGCCCGGTGCGCTTGGCTGTGCAACAATATCAACAGTGATAATTTCAAAACCTTGAACGTTACCACTTCCGTCAACTTCTCCAGACCCTCTAGAGCTTACACCCAACTTAACTCCCGACTCTAACATGGTCTGAATTAACTGACCCATTGGAGTTGGAAGTATTTTTAGTTTTCCGTAACCGTTAGGACCATCCATCCACATCTTGGTAATCATATGACTAACACGATCTAGATTGATTTTTAAATCCTGTGGGTGATCAACTTCTCCCAGAACTGAGTATCCGCCAGCGATCTGTTCATTTAGCGTTTTGACAGCCCTGCCAATTTCTTGAGAAGAATATACACGTTGGTTCTGATTCCGGATATCACCCTGAATACAAATACCATTAAGATGCAGAGACTTACCGCCTCTGCCGTCTTCTTCGCTCTCTAGAACAATCTTAGCCTGGTCGTAACTTAAATGTTCTGCTAGTGTTGATTTCACTATAGTGTCCTATTACCTACGGCCACGGAAAAGGCTAGCAGTGTTTACACCGTTATCACCTGGCTTTGCAGTTTCTTTCTTGGAGAAAGCATTACCTGCTTTGCCGCCTGGTACGTTAATGTTACCTGCGTTATCTTGTTTAGCAGCTGGATTTAGCAATCCGCCTTTTGTGCCTTCGCCTTTAGACTCGCCACCTTTAGCGATATTAGCAGTAGTACCGCCCATATCGTTCTTAGCGGCTACGATTGACTTAGCGTTTGCACCGTTGTCTCCACCTTTTGGTGTAGCAACTTTTTCTACATATTCACGAACTGTTTCTAGATCAAAATCATCTTTCATGTCCATGTTGTCAGCATCCATGTCGCTTGGGCCGTCCATGTTGTCTGCATCTGGCTCTTTATGATCGCCGTTCATAGCATCAAACTTGGCTTGTAGTTCATCTACAATGCTGTCTAAGTCTTGAAACAATTCTGCTTCAGATTTGTCAGCAAACTCGTCGTCGCCTTCTTCTTCTGGACCTATTTCGCCTGCTAGGTCGTCTGATGGATCTTCGCTATCTAAATCCATGTCATCGTCACCTTCAATAGCGATATCTTCAAAATTTTCGTCTAAGTCTTCGTCATCTTCTTCGTCATCTTCTTCGTCTTTGTGAGAAGACTCGTCAACTTCTTCTTCGTCGTCTTCTTCTGTTTCTTCAGCAATTTCGCTGTCGATCATCGATTCGTAAATTTCACGAGATTGTGTAACTACGTACTCGTGGAATAGTTCTTCTGCTTTAGCTTGATCGTCATTTACTAGACTTTCGAGCATCTGTTGTAATAAGTTTTTATCTGCCATGTTGTGTTCTCCTTCAAGATGGTTAGGCTGTTCTATTATTTACCCGGATTAAATGTATCCGAGGTTAAATGGTAGTTTTTTGATCGGTTTGATCGGAATATGTAGTTTCAGGATAAGTTTTTTCAAACTCGTCAAATGTTATGTGACTAAGATTACTTAGCGTAGTACCTAGCTTATCTGGAACAAATGCTCCAGATTCTACTACTCTAAAGAACTTTACATGTCTGAATTCTTTAATAACTTTTTCAGTTTGACTTAGCCAGTTACCAAAGTATGTAGCTGAATCTGTTGATTTTTTGTAATTGAACGTATCTGCATACACATTATTAAATTTTCCGTTTACACCTTGATAATCAAATCCAAAGATGTAAATGCTTGCATGTCCTTGGCTTGCTGCAAACCATAGTGCGGTAGGTCCTGAACTCCATCCCTTGTGCGGACTAAAAAAATTAACATTGACTTTAGTTTGAATTCCTTTATTAGGATTTGTCCAAACTTGATGATTTTTATGATATCCAGATGCTATGATTTCATTGACCATCTTAACATCAACTGCTATTAGATAGTGAGGATTATATTCTCTGTACTGTGCATTACAGCCATAAACTATGCCTTTATCTAATAGAGATTCCGGATTTAATTTTGCTCTGCTGGTGCCGTTGCCTATAACAAAGGCCGGATTATTCTGCAGGGGCTTCTTCGCCAACTGGTGTTCCATACATTTGTTGAATGAAGCCCATTTCTGACTGTGCTTCTAATTGATGTGCTTCAGACTGCAACCGTAGTTGATTAATCTGACGTAGAGTTAGACGAACTTTTCTAGTGTCATTTTTGTTAACAACTGATTTATCTTTGCTATTATCGTATCTACGATCGTTAGCAAAGTCGTTTGTCTTTTCGTTAAAATAAAAAAATTCGTTTAGGAGCATAATGTATTTATTACTGAACGGGTGCTTCTGGTGCTGCGGCCTCGCCGCCTTCAGCACCTGGTTCTGCTGCTGCCATATCCTTAGGAGCTTCTGCTGTTTGTCCAGCCATGTCAGCTGACATACCACCTTGTGTAATTCCTGCTGATCTCAACTGACTTTGAGCATCTTGTGACGACTGTAGATTTGCACCGTTCTCTTCTCTCCATAGACGTTCGTTTTCTTTGATCTCGTCTTCGCTCATTCCTAAGAAACGTTTCATAGCGAATCGCTTGCTTAGATGTGGAATTTGCATAACTGTTGAGAATGTTGCTGCACGAGCAGTATCAAGCTCACTCTGACGGTAAGCAGCAAAGTTCTGCGGCTCATTGAACTTTAGTTGGAACAAACTATTGTCAATGTTGATGCCGTTATTATCTAACCAAAGTTTAAATTCTAAGTCAAATGTTTCCACAACCATGCTTTGCAAGCGTTTGCAATATTCATTAAATCGCAATTCTTGAATGTATGCAGTACCTACTTTTCCGTCACCTACTTGGTTTGGACTTTCGTCGATTGCTGTTGGCAAGTAGCTGCTTGGGATTCTTAAAGCACGGAATAATTTGTTGGTAAAGTAACGTAGGTCTGTAATTTCGCCTAGGTTAGTACCTCCTGGTAGTGTTTCAACTTTGGATCCGCGACCTTCTGCTGTCTGTGGGAAGAAGTAGTCTTCATTTACAGAGTTCTTAACAAAAATTCCAGATTCAATAGCAAAAGTATGGTGAGAATGCCATTTTTCAGTGCCGTCAATTGTAATAGTTCCTACATCCCTGTTAGAAACTTTTTCAATTTTTACTATTCGATGATTGAATTGATCAATTTCTTTGACAAATGTTTTCCAGTTGATGTATCCAAATTTACTCAGTAGTCTATCTAGTTTGCTATATCCAAATTTAGAAAAATCTATTTTGCAATGAGCATTTTTGTAGTCTAATGGAATAGAATTGCTAGCCTTAACTTTGTACAACAATTCAGAATTATGGTCACACCAACGTATTATCTCTAGTTTGTTAGTCATACCAGTTTTGACTTTGTT